CGTTCTGTTCAATCAACTTAAAGAATCTGTTCTGCAAAAAGTGGATAACATTTATGCACAAGAGTGTGGACTCTATTCTGATAAATATAAGGTAGCAGGTCGTGTAGACTGTATTGCAGAATACAATGGTGTTCTGTCAATTATAGATTTTAAAACATCAAGTAAAGAACGAAGTGATGCTTGGAACGAGAGTTACTATATTCAAGCTTCTGCATATGCAGAGATGTTTGAAGAAAGAACTGGAATTGAAATCAATCAAATTTGTATTCTAGTTGTTACAGAAGATGGTGTTGTCCAAGAGTTTGTCAAAGATAAGACAGAGTATCTACCTATGTTAACTGATACCATCAAGGAATGGGAAGAAAAAAATGAAATGGTTATTAGTACTGATATCGCTCAATCTGCATAGTGATGGCACAGCAGACCACTTTATATTTACTAACATGATGTATGATACTGTACAGTCTTGTCAAAGAACAGCACAAGTAAATATGCGAGTAATCCAAGAAGTGTCCATTAGAGAGTTTAATGGGCCTTCTAAAATATACTGCTTTAGACAAGATAGATTCTTAGACTACATGAAAGCACCACCACCAGAACCAGAAAAAAAACTTGATATTTAACCTTGACATTACAAAGAGAATGTGTTATAAATATAATACAATTTGTTGATTCAAGTTGAATACTGGGCTGGACATGGGGGCAGTACCCATCACCTCCACCAAAATATATGGGGGTGAAATAGGATTGACAGGCAGGGATAGACAAGAGGAGAATTGTAGGTTGAACGCTTGATAGTTCATTTAAGTAAATGCAAACGATAATTTTGCACCTCAAGATTTCGCTCTAGCAGCTTAATCGGATAGGGTTTCGGTAGGTTTCCTAGTAACAGAATAACCTACCACTTAATTATGGAGTTTGTTATGTATAGAGTTACAGGCTATTGGCGTGATAAAAAGATTGTACAGTATATTTACGATAGATATGATGCAATTGATTACAAAGATATAGTTGATGCAAATTATCCAATAAAGGTAACATTTGAGAAAGTGATAGATATGAGAGAATTTATATATGATGCTTGGAATGGTATTATGGATAATAAAAAAAATCCACTAAGACATATCCCAGACACAAATACAAGACATATGATGCTACAAGTACTAGCATGGATGTGGTGCATTGCATTTAGTTCATACTTTAGTAGTATGTGGATATTTGGTATAACTGCAATCGCACACATTATCATTCTGGCTGCAATCGCAGTTACAGTTGCGACTTTTGAAATATCAAAAAGAAATCCTAGATTCTTTATGAATAAACTTTATCACACTCCTAGTCGTGCAAGAGCAATTTATATAAAAGGTAAAAGATATGAATTAGACCCAAGAGATGTTGGTGGAGAACATGAATAAAAAAAATAAAATAAGTGTTGACAAACACATTACAATATGATACTATGAATATATTAAAATATCAAAAGGGAAACCATGCAAACAGCTAAAACATTTTCATTAGAAATAGAAAACATTGCAAAAAATAAAGAGATTAATCATATGGATGCCGTGTTGTATTATTGTGAAAAAAATAATTTAGAACCAGATTCTATAGGTCGTTTAATTACAAAAGGTCTTAAAGAGAAAATTGAGGCCAATGCAAGAGAATTGAACTTTTTAGAAAAAACAGCAACTTTACCAATATAGGAGATACTATGAACCAAGCTGTAAGAAATAAAGCATTTGAAGCCCTAGAGGGTATTCATACTAAAAATCGTATCAAGCAACTTGAATACGATAATGCAGAGTTAGTTAAGTCTAACGAAGAGTTGTTGGAGAGGTGTAAGAAACTTGCATCTAAACCACCAGAGTGGCCTAAAGGTTATAGACCAATTCGTAAAAAGTGGAACGAGCGAAAAAATGGATAATGGTATTCCTATTTTTCCTGCTGGGGTTTTGAAGATTTATCAAAACCCCAATCCACCTATTATACCAGACATAGATGATTTTGATTATTCTAAACAAGGTGGTGGTAATCCAGACTCAACACAGTTTAGTTCAGAGAATCCAAACATTGTTGACAATAAAGGATTAGATGATTTAAAAGCGTGGTTTGAAGAATGTATCAAAGATTATTTTGATAATGTAATGACACTTTCATATAAAGAATTTTGGATACATGAATCTTGGATAAACAAATCAAGACCTAATTCATCACAAAGTATGCATAATCATAGTAACTCTTTGATTAGTGGTGTTTACTATATTGAGTCTACACCGAATCACCCACCATTAATATTTGAAAAGGTGGCTTATAATGCAGACCCATTTATCTCACTAAGGAAACATTATCACAAAGCAAATCCTAACTTTACAAACAGAATTGCAATGCCTTGTACTAAAGGTTCTTTGATTATGTTTAACAGTTATTTGTTTCATGGTTTTGCACCAAACAAAACTACAGACCCAAGAGTAAGTCTTGCATTTAATGTACTTGCAAATCTATCTGATAGAGATACTTACAAACTAGACTTTGTAAAGAAAGAAAGATGGGTTGATAATCACAATGCAGATTATGTGGTTAAGTCTGGTGGTACAGATGGTACTAACTCTATTGAAGTAAAGAATGGTGGTAGTATTGAAGATGGTACTATAAGAAGAAGAATGTCTAAATGAAGCACATAGTCTATGGAAACGGAGAGTCCAGACCAAGAACATCTATAGGAGGTGACATAATATCTTGGGGCTGTAACGCAATTTATCGTGACTTTAGGGTTGACAATCTTGTTTCTGTAGACTATAATATACAACAAGAGATATATGAATCAGAGTATGCTCTTACGAATAAATGTTGGTTTTCTGATTGGAGTATTCTACCAGACTTTGATACTTCAATGATGTTAGTAGGAAACAATGGCCCAGTATATGAAACATGGCAAGGGGTTAGAAAGAACTGTGTTGTTCAAGGTAAGACAATAGATTCAGTTCAAAGAGTGATGGATGAAATTTTAACTTTCAATCCACAATTAGATAAAGACGATTTAAGAAAGAAACTAGAAAAAGATATTGGATTATATATAACATGGGTTGCAGATAATGATATGGTAGAAGATATAGACTATCCTAGAGGTTGGTCTGCTGGGAATACTGCATTATATCTTGCTTGCAAGAGTGGTGCAGAGGAAGTGTATATGTGTGGGTTTGATGGAAGTAACTATTCAGAACCACTAAATAACATATACAAGGGTAGTAAGAATTATCTTACTGCTGACAGTCGTGGGTTTAACACGACTAACTGGGATAACCAATTTAAACTGGTACAGAAAGAATTTTCTGATGTACAATTTTATAAGGTTGGATCAGATTTAACATACGAAGAACTATACAATAGCATACGATAATAAGGAGATACATATGTCGTTAGAAAGTCTAAAGAGAAGCAATTCTCTAGATAAGTTACTTGGCGAAGTACAAAAAGAAAACGCACCTCAAGAAAAGAAATCCTACAAAGACGAAAGATTGTGGAAACCAGAAGTTGATAAAGCTGGTAATGGTTATGCAGTTATTCGTTTTCTACCAGCGGTAGAAGGTGAAGATATGCCGTGGGCAAAGGTTTGGAATCATGCATTTCAAGGCCCGACTGGACAATGGTATATTGAAAACTCTTTGACTACACTTGGTCAAAAAGACCCAGTTTCTGAAATGAATAGTGCATATTGGAATACTGGAATTGAGTCCGACAAAGAAATCGCCAGAAAACAGAAAAGAAAGTTACAGTATTTCTCTAATATCTATGTGGTGTCAGATTCTAAACACCCAGAGAATAATGGTAAAGTATTCTTGTTCCGTTATGGAAAGAAAATCTTTGATAAAATTATGGCAGCGATGCAACCAGAATTTGAAGATGAAACTCCTATCAATCCATTTGATTTTTGGGAAGGTGCAAACTTCAAGTTAAAGATTCGTAAGGTTGCTGGTTACTGGAACTACGATAGTTCTGACTTTGAGAAATCTTCTACATTGTTTGATAATGATGAAAAGATTGAAGAAGTATGGAAAACTGCATATCCACTTGCAGAGTTTAGTGCAGCTTCAAACTTTAAGTCTTATGAAGAGTTAAAGACAAGACTTGATGCAGTTCTATCTGGTAGTGTTACTGTAGGTAATGTTACAGAACAGATGCAAGAAGAACCTATTGCAGAACCAGTAGTTGATACTACTCCAGTAGAGTCTACTTCTACAAAAGAAGAAGACGAGGATAGTATGGCTTACTTTGAGAAACTTGCTAACGCTTAATTAGAGGGGGGTTTATACCCCCTTTTTTTTATGAAAATGCAAACTGTAAAGTTGGGTCTGGATTAGAAACAGCAGAACTTGAAGATACATTAGTATTTGCAGTATTGTTAGTAACTTTTGCTTGAGGTGCAACAACATTTGTAGAAGCTGCATCACCACCCATTGACCTTGCAATTGCTGATTTATCTAACTCCTTTAACTGTCTTTCTCTTGTTCGCAGTCTACTTCTGTCAACATTTCGTCTTATCGTACTAGGGCCTTCTGCAATTCTCTTTTCTAACATTGCTATTCTATCTACAAGTGCAGTTCTTTCTTTTTGAAACTGAACAAGTGGTGCAGCCATTTCTTTTTCTTCTTTCTTACCAAAACCAAAGAAGTTACCTATCTTACTACCTACATCTTTAATAGATGGAAGTTTTGCTGTAAGTTCAGAAAATTTACCTTTTATATCTCCAAAGAAACCACCAACCTTTTCAGATACATTATCAAACTTTTCTTTTAAACCACCAGCAACATCTTTTAATTTTTCTTTTGCAGATACACCTAAGTCTTTTAATTTATCTACACCAGCAAGTGTGTCTTCTTTCATCTTATCAAAACCAGTTTTAAACTTATCACCAATAGTAGTAAATGCACCAGATATTGTTTCTTGTGAAACAAGACCAAAAGTTAAACCAGATACAACACCAGCTGCAGCTTCTCTTGCAACATCTCCAGCATCTCCACCTTTATTGTATTCTTCAAAACCAGCAGTAACACCATCAAATATACCCATAATTCCAGTAACAGCAAGACCAACTCCAGGCAAGAACTTTGCACCCTTGAGTAAACCTTTACCTATACTAGCAGCTTTACTACCTATGTTTTTAGGCATAAGATTAGCAGCTTTACTTAATAAACCTTTTTTACCACCTCTACGACCTTTACTTTTCTTAATATCTTTACTAGTATCCATTAATTGACTACCAGCAAATAAAAGTGCAGCCTTGAATGCTTTTACACCAAGCTTTAATGCTGAGAATAATAAAGAGGGTTTAAATAATAGAACAATTCCAGCAAGGCCTGCCACTAGACCTAATGGATTATCAACATCAAATATTTTTTTAAAATTATCAAAGGTTGGGTTTTTAATAAAGTTTATAATACCCATACCAAATGGCTTTAAAGTGTTTTCATAAAAATTCATAAGTGCTGGTATTATTGTATTAGTAAGATAATCAACCATTTGTGCAAATAAAGGACTTTGTAAGAAAGCTGCAACTGCAAGAAATAATCCAGCAAAAAGTGTGCCTTTTAGTATACCCATAAGACCTTTACCAGCAGAGGCAAGAGCAGCTTTTGCAGAGTCTTTCATGGATTGACCAATACTATTAATACCACCAGCAATTTTTTGGAGAATAGTACCTTGTTTTTTATTAGCTGCATCTTGTTCTTTTTGTATTTCTTCTTGGGCACCTTTGTTTGTTGCACTTCTTTTTTGCAAATTAAATTCTTTGTTCTTTATGTCAAGGTCTGCTTTATTATATTCAGCATTTTTTGATGCAACCCCACCTTGAGCCTCAATGGTAGCTTTTAATTGTGTCAATTCTTCTCTTTGTTTATCAAGAGCTATTTTATCAGATGCTCTTTTTTCTGCATTATCAGCACTAAACTTTTCTAAAAATTTAGAAAACCCTTTTTTAATCTCTTGTGATTCTTCTGCCATTACTTCTTACCTTTACCCATTGCTTGAGCACCAAAGAAAGCTGCAACAATAGCAGCAACTGATACAAAGTAAACACTTGCCATGCTACCAAGTATCTTACTTGCTTCTGTCAGTCCTACACCTACTGCCAATACAACTGCAAAAGGATATAACAACATACCAAAGAGAGCAAACCATGCCATCTTTC